TCCTCTATGAGGTATAAAGTCACCCTCAAATATTCTCATTACAACACAAAAAGTAAACGAGAGTATGAGGCGAGCCTGAACATTCCTTTAATGAATGAAGGCGATAAGGCGGCACGAGCGCGGAGCATGAGTGCAATTAGCACCATGATGATATAGTCTGACCTTACGGGATGGTAAACCGTAAGAACTAGAGGATAAAGAGCCTCTAGGATAACAGTTGTATCGCTTTTGGGGCAATCCAGGAAGCAAAGAGTCACGTGAGCGTACTGCAGAGCAGACCATCGGTACTGCTAGCAGCCGCAATATCGTGAAGGACAAAGTGTTGGTTACTCTTCGCGAGTTAACGTGTAGCTCCCTTGCGGCGTAATCCGCATTGAATAACGGGGTGAATTGCTGGAAGCCCTCCAACCAGTACATTTTGTACTTATACTGGTCTGGTAATCAGCAGCCAAGCTGATCAGGAATGATCAGAAGGTTCAACGACTACCGTTATCTACCATGGAGTTAACAGATCGTAATCTCTTAATTGGCTTTAGTTTAGGGGATGGTTGTCTTGTTAAATGTCCTCGCTGGGGTTCCGTAACCCTTCGTATAGGCAGAACCACTAGAAATGCAGATTATGCTTTCTGGCAGTTACAACAAGTAAACAAAATCCTAGGAACTAAAGCAACTCTTAGAGAGTTTCTAGTCAGAAACAAGTACCCTCTTGTAGAGTTTGGTGCTTCTAGTAAGATTCTTCTTACTCCGATTTACGAATTACTTTATCCCAAAGGGATAAAAGTTATTTCTGAAAAAGTGTTAGAAAACCTTACTTTGAGAGAACTAGCTTATTTCTGGTTAGATGATGGTTCATTAGAGGTTCGTCACCGACAAAGGCCACGATCTGTTAAAATAGAACGATCAGCGTGGTTAGCTGTTTGTGAAGATGAGATTCAAACCGATTTAATTGGTTATTGGATTGAGTCTTTAACAGGAGCTAAACATACAAAAGTTCGTCATTCAAAAAGTGGAAAGTTTTATCTAAGATGGCACAGCGCTCAGTGTAGGACACTGATACAAGCTGTTCAACCTTATGCTTTTCCTTCTTTGCTCTATAAAGTAGATCTTAACCGCACTTGTAATGTAAAAGAGTGGTTAAGCGAGTCCCAACACCTTATAAAGGCAGTGGACAATAAGACGGCACGAGTGCCCCGCACCCAAACGATTTAATCATGGGTGATGATATAGTCTGACCTTACGGGATGGTAAACCGTAAGAACTAAAGGATAAAGAGCCTTTAGGGTAACAATGTGACACCGGTCCTGCCGACCCTAGTGATCCAACACAAGCAAGTACATTTAAGATTGCACGTGAGACACTAATTACCGCCCAACGTTTGCTGTTGGATACCGGTAATCTCACTGCCTTCCACCAATCAATTGGTTCTTTGACCCTGCTAGACGACTATCGTCGTTGGCGCGATCGGGTGTTCATTAATGAACTCCTGAAAGCTGTATCTAAAGGTCAATCTTCTGATACCCAAGGTGGTTACTACTACCCCGGTAATTTGGCTGTTGGTTCTTTAACCTACACCAACTCAGAGCAAGCCAAGTTTGACGTTAAGGATGACCTTCTCCGCGTGGTGAAGTCTCTGCGTAAGCGGAACACCCCCACCTACCAAGACGGTTTCTATCGTTGCGTTTGCGACCCCACGTTCCTGATGCACCTGCGTCAGAACAGCGATTTCCGCGAAGTGGCTCGCTACCCCGGCAACGGTCAGATCAACCCACTCATGTCTGCTATGCAGCCTAACGCTGCTATCTACATGGGTCAGGGTTTTGGGCAAGCCTCCTTCGTGGCTGGCGAACCCATCATGCCTACCGGTTTTGTGTTTGAAGGTGTGCGATTCTTCGAATCCACCAACATGCCTTCCCAAACCGCCACAGCAACTATCGGTGGTACTTCGACTACGTACGACAGTGCTATCGGTATGTTCTTCGGCCCTCAGAGTGTTGGCGTCGGTATCGGCGGTAACAATGCTCAAGTGCTGCTTAACAACAACGACGATTTCAGCCGTTTTATCATGATGATCTGGAGCCTGTACGCAGGTTTCGAGCTTCTAAACGCTGACTTCGTTACTGTTGCCTACTCGTTCAACGTTTGAGGAGGTAACTAAAAATGACAACTAACGCTAATCAGCTTCAAGTTTCCAAAATCTATCCTGGGAACTACACAAACGTTCTTCGTTATTGGCACGACGAGAAAACCTTCCAGTTCCGTAATGCCAACGATACGGAGACCACCTATTCCAACCAACCAATCGGCGGTCCAGTTGGCGTGGTGTTTACCCCTGGTTGGATTGCTCAACAAGCTATTGGTTACGTCGATCTGTCGTACCAAGCTTTGGGCACCACTAGCCAACTAGAGTATTACTCTCAGGCTTACAGCTCTGGTCTAAACGGAGCTAACAGTCCCTTCTTGAACGCCAATGTAATCATTCCTTCACCGGATGCTTACAAAGATGTTCGCGCTGATCTTACTGACGGTGTAAAAGTGCCTTCTGGCGCTTATGTTTATCGTTTGGCGCTCCGTGTTGACGGTGGCGACGTTATCAGCAGCGGTGTTGGCGGTGGTAGTGCCACTCCTACATTGGGTCTTGGCCCTGCTGTGGGTGTTGGTCTTAATACCACACCTTCTGCTTCCGGATTCTTCGTTACCCTTGCTGGTAGCAGCAGCCGGATTGCAAACGGTGCAAACAGTAGCAACAACGTTTGGAACAGCGCTAATTTGTATCGGACTGGTTCCGAAACTCAGTACAAACTGTTTGCTGTGGCTAACCTCGGCGGTTCTGCCGCTTCTGGTCTTGCACAAGCATCCGGTGTGTTCGATCCTCGCGCTACTAACGGACAACTTCGGGGCAAAAACAAAGCTCTGGGTATCTGTGAAGTGTGTTGGTTCCTGGCTGACGAAGCTCCCGGTCGTGATGATCTGGCTCTTCAGCCTGCTGGTCTCATTGAGTCCAACGTTTATACCTCTACTGTTCCTTCCTGATCTAGTTAAAGGTAAATACAAGACCCCTCTTCGGAGGGGTTTTTTTATGCATGGCAATATGACAACTGAAATTGAAATTTGTTAGTAAACTATTCGTAGACACTGCTTACATAATGACCACTATCTCAGTTCAAGACGTTTTGTACAAACCAAGTGGAGTTAAAGTTGAAATTTTGAGTGAGCACGACGAAGGTGAGTACAAAATGGTCCGCTCAACCACGACAGGAAAGGTATTTTTCGCTCATAAAGGCCAAATTGAGATTGTAGAAGGTAGCGAAGATAAAAAGGACGCAAAACCCTCCTTAAAACGCCGTGGCCGTCAAATTATTCAGCCAGAAATCCCTTTTGAGAACCGGATCAACATAAATGGCGCTACTCCCGAGCGGTTAACGCAGGTTCTTAAAGGAGTAGGAATAAAAACCGCTGTGGAAATTAAAGAGCTACAACAATCTATGCCCGGAGAGCGTTTTACAAAGTTAGAACAGCTAAAAGCCATCACTCGTGTTGACTGGGACGAGGTTCTTGCTGCTGGTGTCGTCTACGTAGAATAATTTAAATTTTTATTTTGTAAATCGGGTAGAATAAGTTTATCTAGTGCTTAAATAAAGTGTCTCAATTCTCTCAACAAGAACTTGAGCAGATTCAAAGCTATTTAGCGCAACAAGGTGTTGTTTTCCAAGCAACAACCACCGATGCGACTAAAAGAGAAATAATTTATGCTGCGGTTAATCAACTTACCCGTAACCCTGCGCAGACATTTGGTTATAGACTTGATGATTTTAACTTTAGTCGTTGTGCATATCACCTTGGATACAATATTGCCACAGTGCCTGCCGGTGACTATGCTCGACTTTTAGAAGCTACAAGTAGTATTCCTTCTGAGTTCTATTACGACAAAATTGTTGGTCAAATTGAACGTTGTGAAGAAGCCGAACGTTTAACTGAGCTGGCTACTGGACGAGCAACCAGTCGTCAAGAAACAATTTTCGGTGATGTTAGTCGTTCCATTAATATCCAAGATAAAAGGGAGACCTCAAGAATCTGGAGAGAGAATTACCAATTTGAGTGTGATCGTTTAGCCCATATGCTTTATGTTCCTAACTATAAAGACCCTGTTACAGCTCGTTACCGTTATGAACGTAGTGGCGGAGAGTTTATTCAAGCTATACCCGGTCCTCCTGATACAGCAAGGGCCGACAGGATTTACTTTTACACTAAATGGAGGTGAGCGCTATATTTAAACAAGAAGTAGCCCCGCTTTTACGTGGAACCTAACTTACGCAGAGCTGTAGAACTTTTCTCGCAAGGAATTAAGCAAGGTTCTCTTTTTACTAAAAG